AGTCAGCAGTGTTGAATCAATTTGTTGATGTTTTGAGACATAAAGGTTACACAACGTATTGTCATGCTATTCCTGCGTCAGAAGATGGTAAAGACTTTTATGATGATTATGAAAACCAGGATGTTTTCGTAATGGATGATATAGGAATACAGGGAAAATCTCAGTGGCGGTATATTGTTAATTTTGTATCACCTGTTAAATATCCTTTGCCGTGTGCAACGGCAAGCAAGAAGAACACCAAATTTTTTAATTCCAAGATCATTGTATGTACTACTAATCATTTTATGGATTTATCAGGCTTTACTTCAGCCGATTGCATTACCGAACCTAGTGCTCTTTTTAGACGTTGTCACGTCATTAAAGTTGAAAAAGATGCGACGACAATCAATTTTGAACAGTTGATTAAGTATTACAAATATTCGCATATGGATCCGATACCACGGTGGGAGAATGCGTTGTTATACCATAACACCGACCCAGAAATACCAGTATCCTTAGTGACAAGGGAATTACCTCATGACGATAAACCAGTCTCGCACAGTGTGCAAGTGTTTTTGTTGAAATTGCTTACACATATTGAAAGATCTAATGCACGAGATGCAAAACATATGGTTATAGGAGAGGATGGTTTGAACGATATTACAAGTGAGGTTGATCAATATTTTGACGCTCAGTCTATTTTTGCATGGATCCTTAAAGGCGATGGTTATGTCGCCGCTGGGTGTACATTTGTACAAATAATATCTGAATGGCTTAATTATTTGTTTGCTCCCGTTATAGAGATGGCTAAGAAAGGCATATCTACCATTATACAACAGATAGTGGGAATTTCGAATGGAGTTGTTGATTATGCCTCTTCATGGAGTGCTGTGTGGAATTACTTTAGGAAAGTAGAAGTGTCTATTTGGGGTTTGTCCCCCTCGCGTTATTTGTTATTGATGTCTGGTTTTTTGATGGTGACACTATCATGGAATATTTGGAATGCTTTTGGCGTTGATGATGATACTTTGGAAGGTAAATTCGATTTAGGTGAAGTGGATGTAGCCGTGAAGAACATCACGGGTGAAACATGGGAAGCTCAGTCTGATGCTCCGGATCGTGTTGCTGGAATAAAGAAATTTGTTAAGTTATTGGTTGTGAAACAAAACTCACACAATAGGGATTTGGATGAAGTGTCACACGGAGTAGTGAGTGCGAATAATTTGCTATTACCTGCCCATTTAAATGTCAAAGATTGCTTGATCGATGTATATAACTCATATGAGCATTTTAAGAACGGACATAAAGAACTGGAAAACCAGGAAGTTAAATTATTAAGAGCGTATCCAGCTAGCGATCTAGCGGTGTATACCTTCAAAAATACTATACCATTGTATAAGAAGTG